ACTGTCTTAAGGTCACGCTCCGTCGCTAAGAAGGAGTCAATGACCGCCCGTTCCTGTTCAGCCGTGTACGGCAACTCGTACTTATAAAATAAGTACAATATTTGCCGTAGCACTCTGACGGACTCGACGCATGGTTCGGGTAAGACCCAACCAGCGTGATCAAACACCCTGCTGAAGAATTCCCCGAATAATTCGGGTATTCCGGTAGCGGGTTGTGGTTGCTTAGTTCTGCACGTCGGGCATTCGTTAATGCTCGTGTACAGAATGAGTGGCCAGTGACCTTGCCTAGCTTTCGCTTCGGCAAGTTCACTTGGACAAACATGTACTCTCTCACGAGAATACATCTTCAACCGCAGCTCGCAAGCTAGCGGTGTAAGGCCTTGGAGAGCGATATCCATCGACTTTCCAAGTGCTGGCAGGGTTTTCGTTAAGAACGAAATACCCTCATGGGCTACGCGTTTCTTGACCTTTTTAATGGTCTTGATACATGCAGCTGTGTTGAACACTTCTTCATGCGTCCATGAGACGTCGTGTAGAAGCGTGGCGATGAGTTCTACCTCATCTAGGCTTTTGCTAAGCGCCATATATATGGTGACTTTCCTAGGCCGTGCTACACTCCTATCACGATACCTGTGAGCGCACTAACTACTATGTCGAAGAACACTAAGTTCCTCCCCTCAGTCCCGAATGGAACGAAACAGACTGGCTTAACGCCAATCTATCTGTTCGTAGGAAACCAAGGAGGATCGAACGAAGCAGTCCCCGACCTTACTCTTCCCATTACATGGGAGATAGGCACCCTGGCTGCAAGACGACTCGTCGTCAGAAAAGAATTCTTCTCTGACAATCGGGAAGTCCTGCTATACGCCGTGGACCACTCTCCTTATGGTGGGTTGATTGGGGAGTTTACAAAGTTCTGACCTTGCCGGTATGGGATTACTCCCGCCGGCTTGATCAGCAGGCCATTGCTGGCCTGGCAGTGCACCAAGCAAGAACCCAAAAAGAAATATCGCGCAATCGCGATACGTCCTCAGGGGTATGAACTTGAGAACGTGCTTCATACGGTTTTGGACTTTACAGTCCGCCGCTCAGAAGCACAGTAGCGCCGTTACCAGTGCCATC